GGAGATCGTGGTCCATCGGAGGGGAGCGTGATGGAGGAGGATCTGGCGGAGCGCGAGCGGATAGCCCTGATGGTCGCCGAGCAGTTCAAGGCCGCCGCTCGGGATCACGACAAGGAGAAGGCCGAGCTGCTGGTCCAGCACAAAGAGGACCAGGAGCGTGCGGACCGGGCGAATGCAGTCGCTGGCCTGAACGGGATCCCCGAGGGGCAGTACCCGGAGTCCCGAGCGGTGGGGTTCATGGAGATCCGGCGGGGGCCACAGGATCCCCAGGATCCCCAGGATCCTCTGCCCAAGCGCAAGCGCAGGCGCAAGCCGAAGTTCCCGCGTGGGGAGACATCCACGGGCTATCCGCCCGGGGCCATCATCTTGTCCCGGGACGGGCTGACCCGGTGGGAGGTGCAGGTGGACGGCTCGCACCGGCGGATGCCTGGGATGCAGACGGAAGCCGAGCGTGCGGCGGTGGCGCGGAAGCAGGAGCTGCTGGTGGCGGCGGGGGAGAGGTCGCAGGCGGAGACGCTCGAGCAGGCCTACCGATCCTGCACCGAGGGCGAGGAGCACCCCGTAGCGGCGGTCGATGACGGGGTGTTCCTGACCAACCGCGGGGTCATCACGAAGGCTGCGGGGCACGAATGAGCGAGGAGAGCCGGGAGAGCCGGGAGAGTCGGGAGCGCTTGTCGGGCCTGGACCGAGCCCTGGTTCAGACCTTTGACCGGATCGTGGCGGTGGTGGCGGGGCTGGTGGCGGCGACTGCGTTGGTGCTCATGCTGGTACTCGCGGGCGCCATCGTGTTCGATCTGCTGCAGCGCGCCGGAGTCCTCCGGTGAGCCTCGGATCGTGGATCGCGGATCGCGCGCTTCGGAGCAAGGTCTCCGCGGCCAGGGAGGGGAAGATGGGACAGGAAGTCCGGGGAGTTATCAATGTTGCCGATGGGTGGAAGCGGATCATCGTGCTGGGGATCCTGCTCGCGAACTTCACCGTGGGGTACTTCACCGGGACCGACTACCTCCCGCTGATCGAGCGGGGGCTCGGGGTTCTGGGCTGGCACGCCTCGGATGCTCTCCTGAACATCTCCGCTATCGCCGCGATCGGGGCCTCGATCGGGGCGCTCATCGACGGGATCGTGAAGGAGACCCGCCGGCGGAGGCTCGCGGCGGCGTCGGTCACCATAGCCAAGCTGCCCGCGCCCGGCCCCTCTATTCGATGACCACGCAGGAGATCGGCGCCTGGGGAGCCGTCGCCGTGCTCGTGGTGAACACGGTGCTGAGCGGGATCAACAATCGGCGGGCCCGGCGCCTGGAGCGCCACGGGAACAAGGTCGACGCGGACCTGGACCACATCAAGGCGGTGACCAACGCGCGACTGACCGAGGCGCTGGCGCTGGTTGCTGCGCAGCGTCAGACCATCGACCACCAGCAGGCGGTCATGGGAGACCTGATCGCCAAGAACGCGGACCTGCAGGTCCGCTGGGAGCGGGTGGAGAGGCGGAGCGGGACCGACCGCCGGCGGGCGGGGAAGCACGAGCGGCCCGGCGGCGGGCCGGAGCGCCGGGGAGAGCCCCGGGGGGAGCAGCCAGATGATGTGTGAGACCGAGGCGGCGGGCCGGAGCGTGTTCGAGGGGAAGCTGGTCGGGGTGATGATGGGGGTGGAGGCGGGGACTGCCCGGGTGGTGGTGGAGAACGAGGACGTAGGGATCGAGGTGAGGATGACCGCGGTGGGGCTGCGGAGCCTGGCGAGGGTGCTGCAGGCGACCGCGGATGAGCTGGAGGGGACGGGGCGGGAGGGGCTGCGGAAGGTGGTCGCGGGCCCGGTGGTGACGACGTTCCGGGAGGGCGAGGGGATCTTCGACATGCTCCGGGCTCGGCGGCAGGAGGTAGAGGCCAGGCTCGAGGCCAGGCTCGAGGCCGAGGCTGCGCCTGTGGACCATGTCGTCGGCGGGGAGCCCCTCCCATGACCTCGCCACTCGCGCCCCTCCCCACCCGGCCCCTCCGCCCGCTGTTCGTCCAGGCCGCCCGCCTGTTCGGCCTGCCGGCCTGGCCCGGCGAGTCCCCCGCGCCAATCTCCGCGGAGATCTGGCTGGAGGCCCAGGCGATGCAGGAGAGCTCAGGCAACCCCCAGGCCCGGCGCTACGAGCGGGCGCTGGACCTGGCTCCGGATGCCGATACCCGTGCCACCGATGACCATCTCGCCGAGGACGACGCTTCCTATGGCCTGATGCAGATCCTGGGCTCGACCTACAAGGGCCTCATCGGGATCCCTCGAGCCCTCCCCGCGGAATTCTCCATCCTGTTCAACCCGATGTTCAACCTGTGCATCGCCTGCGTGCTGCTCCAGCAGATCCTCCGGGGAGTAGAGGGATCGGTGCCGCGGGCGCTGGCCCGGTACAACGGAGGGGGCCGGGGGGATCTCATGCTCCCCGAGCCAGGCGGCAAGCTCGTGTTCCGGCGCCAGGAGTACGTCGATGCGGTGGCCCGGCGGGTAGGAGACGTGCTGCTCGACCGCCAGGTGGTCTGGCGGCAGGGGGCGGGCGGGGTGGGAGGCGCTGAATGAGCCGGCTGAACCTGCTCGACCGGCTCACCGCGGGCGCGCACCTCTCCCGGATCGCCCGCTCGCTGGAGTCCCTCTCCAGGACCCAGGCCGACAGGCTGAAGCTGGAGCTGATTCGCGCGCAGATCACCCCGGAGGAGCTCGCGGAGGCCGACATGACGCGGCCGAAGGAGCCGGCGGCGGCTGCGCCGGCGCCTGGGTTCATCTCGCGGCTCGTCGGGGGGTTCCAGAAGACTCCAGCGCAGCCTCCCCGGGGCACCGTCGTAGCGCAGTCCGGTGAGGAGCTCGCGTTTCTGTCGGGGCTCGCGCCCGGATCGCCCGAGTTCCGCGAGGAAATCCGCCGGCAGCTCGCCAGCGCGCGAAGTTCCAAGCTCCCCACGCTCGAGCCCGAGGCCGACCTCGAAGAGATGGCCCGGTATCTCGGATTCATCCCGGATTCCCCCACGCCCGGCGGCCCGGAGATCACGAGCTCGCCTTCCCCGGGGCTGCCCCCGCGGGAACCGGAGTAGACTGGCTGCGGAATGGGCACAGGATAAGCATCGAATGGGCATCGCCGAGGTGAATTTCGCCGAGACCAAGCGGGATCCAGAGCCCTCCCGGGCGTCTTCCAAGATCCTGCGCGCGCTCGAGGAGACCTACGGCGGGCGCGAGGGGCTGATCGACAAGATCGCGATCCTCGACGGGGAGTCTCTGAGCCCCGCCCAGCGGCTTCTCCTCGAGATGGTCTGCGATCCGGCCAACGATCGCGCCTCGCTGGCTCAGCTCTGCGCCCGCGCGGAGATCTCAGTGCCCGCGTTCGTCGCGTTCACGACTCAGGCGTTCGGGGCGCAGGCGCTGCACTCCGCCCAGGTGTCGATCTTCTCGGACCTCCCCGCGGTGGTCCGCGATGCCATGGGCCAGGGGAAGATCCACAACGCGCCCTGCCCGAAGTGCAAGGGCAAGGGCTCGGTCCTGAAGGAGGGCGGCGGCCGGCGGGTCCACAAGCGGGCGGACGGGACCGAGCAGATCTCCCCGACTCGCCCCCGGACCCCGATCGAGTGCCCGCGGTGCCTGGGCTCGGGGGACCGCCGGGTGATCCCCTCGGCTGAGCGGGTGAAGATCGCGCTGGGGCTTGGGGGCTTGGGACCGAAAGCCGCCAAGGGCACCACGGTGAACGTGCATGCGAGCGCATCGGCCCAGGCAGGGGCGCTCGCGGGGGCCTCGGTCTACCCGCGGTCCGCGATCGGCAAGATGCTCCAGGCTGCGGACCGGGTGCAGTTCAAGGACCGGCCTGCGGCGGCCGAGCTGGCGCCAGGCCTGGGCCCGGAGATCATCGACCTCACGCCGGTAGCGGTTTCGGAGGCGCAAGCGGCTGCGCCTGCGCCGGCCCTCGCTGCCCAGCCGCCGGCGCCGCTCCCCCCACCGCCCTACCGCAAGCCCGCGGGGATCGACTGATCTCCGGAGGAGGTCTGTCATGAGCAGCTATCGGACTCCGAGCCCGAATCCTTATAGCGTCCTGCTGTGGATGGCCTTGCTCTTTGGCGTCGTCGCATGGCTCAGTAACTGCGCGGACAACCTGCTCACCACGCCCACGCCGTCCCCGAGCCCCTCGGTCTCCCCTTCTCCCTCGCCTTCCCCGTCCCCAACCCCGACCCCCGCGGGCTTCGGCCCGTGCGACCCGATCGAGTCCATTGTGACCTGCGCGGTCGACGCGCCCGGGGAGCGGACGATTCCCGTGCGGGCCTGGGGGACGGGCCAGATCGCCTTGTGCACCGGCACGCCAGTCAACGCCCGGCTCGAGCCCATCCAGCCCTCCTGCCCGTTCGTCTCCCGGCTGACCTCCTGGGACCTGCGCCTGAACACCGGGCTGTGCTCCCTCCAGGGTCAGACCAACACCCCGGATGTGGCCGTGAAGTGCAATGCCTCGGGGGACCTGCGCCTGTGCGCCCGGGTCGGCTTCGCGCTCGGCTGCGGGGACTTCCGTGTGGTCCAGGGCGGGGTCACCGTCAAGGGCCTGATGGGCGGAGAGGATGTCCTGGACCACCGCCTGGACCCCAGCCTGGACCCCCGGCTGGAGCTGCTGAGCCTTAACCTCTTCTAAGGAGACCTGCAGATGGCCGATGAGACCAAGACCCCTGCCCCTGATCCCAAGCCTACGGTGTGCCGCGCCGTCCACTACGTGGCCTTCGGCTCGCCCGGCGGCGAGTACCCCTCGGGCGCCCACCGTGCGGCGGTCATCACCGCGGTGACCGACCGCGGCGAGGTGAGCCTCGCGGTGTTCCACCCCGCCGGGCTTCAGTTCGTAGCGAACGTCCCCGAGGACCAGGCCGCTCAGCTTCTCGGCTCCTGGCACTGGCCGGAGCGTCCGTAGGAGCGCTGCGCGGGCCTGGCACTTCTCCCCCATGTACCACCCCCAGGTTGTCGCCGCGACCGTCCGTGCCTTCGAGGCCAGGCTCCGGCCTGCCTCCCCCCTGCGCCCGTACTCCATCCCCGAGGTCGACGAGTTCCTGGACTCCCTGCGCTCCGCCTACGATGAGCGCGGGGAGCCCGCCCGGCCGCTCCTCGATGCCGAGCAGACCTTCATCGTCAACGAGACCCTGCTCTGCAAGGCGGACTTCGCCTACTGGGCGGAGCGCTACGCCTGGATCAACACCAAGGGCATGGAGCTCGTGCGGATGTTCCCCTTGTGGGAGTCCCAGCGGCTGATCCTCGCGAAGATGGCGGAACTTGAACTCGCGACCTTCGAGGGGGAGCGCGACGACGGGATCCTGATCCTGATCCTGAAAGCCCGGCAGCTCGGGGCCTCGTCGCTTGCCGAGGCCTGCCTGGTCCACCGCGCGACCACCCAGACCAACGTGTTCGGCCTGGTCGCCTCCGACGTGCCCAGCTCGTCCTCGTATCTGTTCGCCATGTTCCAGCGCATGGTGGACAACCTGCCGGCGTTCCTCTGCCCGCTCATCCGCACGGTCTCCCGGTCCTTCCCAGAGGAGATCGAGTTCACCACCGACACGAACATCTGGTGCGCGGCCGGAGCGTCCACCCGCGGGACCTCGAAAGCCCAGTCCGAGCGGGGATCCCGCGGCCAGATCGGGCGGGGCAAGACGCTCTCGCTGCTCCATCTCTCCGAGGTCTCCGGGTGGAATGACCCCACCCAGATCACGGGGGCGCTCGAGCCGACCATCCCCGAGCCCGAGCCCCGGGTGCTCGCGATCTACGAGTCCACCGCCAAGGGCTCGAACTCCTTCTGGCAGCGGCGCTGGAACCTCTCGAAGGAAGGCCTGACCCGGTTCACCGCCACCTTCATCCCCTGGTGGATCGAGGTCTCGAAGTACCGCCGGCGACCCCCGGTCTCCTGGTCGCCCTCGCGCAGCACCATCGCCTACGCCGAGCGTGTCCTCGAGCGCTCCCCGCACTGGACCAACGGGCGCTCCTACCAGCTCAGCCTGGAGCAGATGTTCTGGTACGAGACGACCCGCGCGGCGTTCGAGGCCGAGCATGCGCTCGAGACCTTTCTCGAGGAGTACCCCGCGGACGACGACGAGGCCTTCCAGGCGGTGAGTTCAGCCTCGCTCCCCGCGACGGTCCTCCAGCGGATCATCGACGAGTCGCGTCCACTGCTGGGCGCGATCGAGATCGCCTCGGCGGCGGAGCTCCAGGAGGAGCACCCGGAAGACTGGCGCCCGACGCTGGGCCCGGGGTTCTCCACGCAGGTCGCGGGCGGGGCGGCGGACCCGTCGCCTCTCCCCTCGCTCATCGTGCCCAAGGGCTGGGGGATGCGGGTCCTGCCTGAGCGGGAGCGCCGGCAGCTCACCGACGTCGCGGACCTCTTTGACCATCTGCTGGTCTGGGAGCCGCCCCGGCGCGGCCACCGCTACGTCATGTCGGTGGACGTGTCGGATGGCGTGGGCCAGGACGCCTCGGTCATCGACATCACCCGGGTGGCCACGCTCTCGCTGCCCGACGAACAGGTCGCCCAGTTCGCGACGAAGACTGTCGATCCGATCGACCTGGCGTTCTATTGTGACGTGATCGGACGGTTCTACGTGGGAGCGGACAAGCAGCCGGCGATCGCTGCGATCGAAACCGCCGGCCATGGCCTGACGACCCAGGCCGAGCTCCAGAAGCACCTGGGCTATTTCAACCTGTTCATCTGGCAGAAGGAGGACGCCCGGAATCCGGAGGGCCGCTTCTCGAACTCGGTGGGCTTCGAGACCAACCGAAGGACCCGGCCGATCGTGGTCACGCGATACCTCAAGCGGCTGAAGTCCGGGGACTACCGGCTGAACTCGCCCATCACGATCCTGGAGCTGCGCACGTTCCGGCGGGCCCCGGGCGCGCCGCTCGGCGACTCCGAGGCCGATCCGCTGGATCCGTCCGCGCATGACGACGCGATCATCTGCGGGGCCATCGGCGTGCATGTGGCCCAGACCCTTCACTACGAGGAGGGGGAGACCGTGGATCAGGTCCGGCACCGGCTGGCCGAGGAGCGCTCCCGGCGGGCTCTGCATTCGGACCTGACAGGCGTACAGTTGGACTACTACAATTCGGACCTGAGCACGGAGGAGATGACATGGCTGCAGGGAAGGGCAGGGATTCTGGGGAGGCCCCGAGGTCTCCCGTAGGCGGGGCGATGCGGCCTGGGGGGACTCGGCCGGGCGCCGCCGGCGGGAGCTTCCGGGAGTTCGAGGAGGCCGCGGGGGAGATCTCCGACATGCTCGCGGGAGAGGCTCCGCGCAGCGGGGGAGCGGTCCGGGGGGTGGAGCCCGAGTCGGTGCTGGGGAGCGGGGATGACCCCGAGCAGGGCCGGGTGCTGAGCCAGGCGTTCTCGGAGAAGCTCGAGGCGGCGGCGGCCGGCGCGGGCCCGACGATCGACCCGCGGGCCGGGCGCCCGGGAGTGGTGCTCGCGGCTGAGCAGGCCGCGGTGGCAGCTCCTCCACCCGCCCGACCCAAGGGACCGCCTGCGGCGAGCTCTCAGCTCGAGGTCGTCGACCTGCTGATCCCGGACCCGGGCGCGCAGATCCCGGCTCCCTACTCCTTCACCCCGCCCACGGGCATCGACGCGGAGATGAGCTTCGCGGTGAGTCATGCGGTGAAGAACGAGCTCGACAAGCTGCTGAATGACTGGATCAGCTCGGATATCCGCCTGCTGCAGCTCGTGCGCCGGGCTCTCTCGATCAACTTCGGCGGGGTGTCCTATCCGCTGACTCCGCAGGAACTCGAGGAGGTCGCCCACCGGGCCAAGACCAACGGGCTCACGCTCGAGAAGGAAATCGAGCGCATGCTGGACTACGTGCGACCATTGATGCTCAACGCGGCGGCGCACTGAGAGGGAGAGATGAGCGAAGCCCCCACACCTGATCCGCCTCCCAATCCCTTCGCCGCCTCGCACTACTCGACCCTGGAGTTCTTCACCTGGGATCACCTCCCGCCGCATCTCCAGGCAGTCTCCCGGCCCTTTGGCGAACTCGCTCTTGCCATGACCAATGATCCAATGCAACACGACTTCGAGATCGAAGCCGGCCTGCGTAAGTTGCTCGAAGCCAAGGATTGTTTCGTGCGCGCGGCGTTGCGCATGGCGCGCAGGGGTCCGCCGCTTCCTGGTACTTTCCGCCTGTAGGAGCCCCATCCCATGCCCATCTACGATCTCACTTGCGACCTCCACGATCCTCCTATTCGCCTGCTCGATCTCTTCCTCGAGTCCTGGCGCTCACCCAACCCACCCTGCCCCGCCTGCGCCGCGCCCACCGAGCGCGTCTGGTCTACCTCCCTCGCCTCCGATGCCTCGCGCTTCGGCGCCTTCGACACCTGGGCGAACCTCGGCGATGGCCAGGGTGAGCGCCGAGTCGAGGTCCGCTCGATCGCCGACGTGCGCCGGATCGAGACCCAGACCCGGCGCGCGTGGGAGGCGGGCTTCCCCAACTCCCGGCCGATCGCCTTCCGGATCTACAACCAGGACGAGGGGCGGGGCGGGCGGTTCGTGAACTGCTTCGGCGAGGCTCCGAAGATCGCCGGGACCTTCCGCACGCGCGGGCGGGATGGCCAGCCGTTCGTGACCCACAAGGACGTGTCGCTGACGATGGAGGAGCTGATGGACCTCGAGCGGTCCTTGCCCGAGCCGATTTACTCGCCTGATTTCGAGTAGGAGGTCGCGCTTATGATCTGGAACGTCCAGCACGTCCTGATCCTGATCTCGCTGGTCCTCGCGCTGGTCTCCGGCATCACCGGCAAGGTCCCCCTGTGGATCCCCGTGATGCTCATTTGTATCGCGCTACTGGTTCCGTAGGTGGAATCGGAGTCCTGACTCGGAGTCCTGATCGGAGGCCGCCGTCATGAGCGATCCCATCCCCGGCACCGGCCTGACCTACCACAACCAGAACGACTCCCGGCTCCATGGCTGGCTGCTCGAAGCCCTCCAGGAGGGCGAGCGGGTGAACCGATCCGACCCCGCCTATGCCAAAGCCGACACCCTCATGCGGTATGTGGGTGGGGAACATGACGTGCTCCCAGCGCTGCCCCGGGGAGTCCCGCCTGTCCGGATCAACCTCACCGGCAAGGCCTACCGCACCAAGGTCTCGGCCCTCACCGACCTCAAGCCGACCTTCTCGTTCCGATCGTCCAACCCGGACTTCGCGCTCCAGTCCATGGCGATCAACCGCTACGCGGTCATCTGGTGGATCAACGGCTGCATCGACCAGCAGCTCGGCAACGCCGCGAAGTACGCCATGGCCTGCGGCTCGGGCGACCTCGTCACCGAGTACGACCCGAACTTCCTCGGCGGAGACACCCGGTGCCTGGCCCGCGATCCTCGCGATACCCTCCCGCTCTGGGCTGAGTCCGACGACTCGGTCCATTCCTGGGAGGCGCTGACTCTCCGCGAGGTCCACTCCATCAACAAGCTCATGGCCAAGTTCCCCGGGCGGCACGATGTCATCCGCCCGGACTCCGGCCAGCGCGGGACCATCTTCACGCGGTTCCGCCGGTTCATTCTCGACCGCTTCCCCGCCGGCTCCTCCATGGAGCCTTCGACATTTGATGGCCTGGGCGAAAAAAACCCCAACCGCATGAACCGCGGGATCTACGGGGACGCTGCGTCTTGTACCCTCTACCGCAGCTTCCTGAAGGACCGCTCGATCAATGCCTCGCTGAACCCCGTCGTGGTCGGGCCTGGAGACTCCTGGTCCTACGTGGTTCAGCCGGGTGGGAAGCTCTACCCCCAGGGCCGGCTCGTTCTCTGGACCGAGTTCGGGATCCTCTATGACGGGCCGAACCCGTACTGGTCGGGCGCCCTTGGGATGTTCCCGGTCTCGCGCCTGAAACTCGACCCCTGGCCCTGGTCCTTCATGGGGCTGCCGCTCGCCGGCGACGTGAAGGAGCTCCAGGACATCATCAACCGCACGGTCCAGCTCATCATCTCGAACTTCGGCCAGCATGTTGAACGTGGAACTATCTGGGACCGCACCACTAGCGACGAGGAGTACCTGACCTTCGACCCGCGCAAGCCCTTCTGGAAGGTGCGCTCGGGGTCTCTCATGCAGGCGCCCATGAAGCTCGCGGAGGTCGCGGCACTCCCGCCCTGGACCTTCCAATTCCTAGAGCAGATGTTCCGGCAGTACGAGTCGCTCACGGGCTGGGCGAACCTCCAGCAGCTCGCCTCGCTCAAGCAGATGCCCGGCCGCGACACCCTCGAAAAGTACATGGACGCGCTCACGCCGGAGCTTCGGCTCGAGGCGCGCCAGATCGAGATCTTCCTCCGGGACTTGGCTACCCAGTTCAAGTCCAACCTGTTCCAGTTCCAGAACCTCCCCAAGCGGCTGCTCGCGCTCGGCGATGCCGGCAAGCTCATCTCGGACTTTGACTGGGATCCCACGAACATGGTCCCGGCCATGGACTCGTCCGATCCCGCCTACATCCCCCAGCTCGACCGCTCGCTCTCGCGCGCGACTCGGGCTTCCTACTTCATGAACGTGTTCCAGTTCTACGTCACCCCGGGATCCCTCATCGCGCTCCAGGCCACCGAGACCAAGATGCTCTACCTCCAGCTCTCCCGCCAGGGGATCGTCGATCCCTGGACGCTCGCCGAGAAGCTCGAGATCGAGAACTTCGGTGAGCCTCCCAACATGCCCCTGCCCGTGCTGGACTGGAAGCCGGACCCGAATCTCCCCATGGACGGCCAGCAGGCCCCGATGGAGGTCCGTAAGCCGATGACGATCATGGAGCGGCTGCTCGCCCAGCAACAGCTCGGCCTGGGCCAGACCGAGAATCCCGCCGGGCGAAAGGCATCAGGCCAGCAGATGCCGCACCAGGAGCAGAAGGGCGACGGGCGCGTGGTTATGGCGGAGAGCTGAGGGGCCCGCAGCGCGCGGTCGCCCCCGCCCTCCTTCGGGCGTCTTTCCCCCTGCCCCTTGACAGCCCCCCAATCCCTGGGCGCATACTCTGCAGCATGTACAACCCCTGGAGTGACTGACCCATGCCAGCGACCTCCGAGCGCCAGCGCCGGTTCATGGGTGCTGAGCTCGCCCGGAAGCGCGCGGGAAGGTCCACCTCCACGGGGATGTCCGAGTCGCAGCTCTCGGATTTCGCATCCAAGCCTGTTGGCAAGAAATCCATGAAGTCGGCGCGCCGCAGTCGCCGCTCGATGCGCTCGCGCCACTAAGGAGACCCGAGATGAAGGGCAAGAAGACCATGAGCTCGAAGTCCATGGGCGGGTCGAAGAAACTCGGCGGGATCAAGACCGCGTTCGGCGGCGCCGTCTACACGGGCAAGAAGTAGCCGGCGCTTCGCAGGAGATCCTCCCATGGGCATGATGCCTCCGGGCCCCCCGCCTCCCCCCGGCAACCTTCCGGCGCTCCCGCAGGGCGGCCCCGGCGGCGGCGTCGGGGGCCAGGACCAGGCCGCCATGATGGGCGGCCCCCAGGTCCCCGCCGGCGGCGTCCCCGACGAGATGCTGAAAACTCTCATCAATGCCGCTCGGGACATCGACCAGATGCTCGAGGGCATGGCCAGTGCCTTCGGCCCCGATGGGGGCCAGGAGATGGCCAAGGCCCGCGACATGATCAAGGCCGGGGTCTCGACCTTCATGGCCAAGCACGGCGCGCCTCCCGGAGGGGGGCCGTCATCCATGGGCGCCGGCGGTCCCGCACCGACCCCCGGTCCCACCCCACCCCCGCCCGGTCCGGGATTCCCCGGCGGCGGGTTCACGTCGGTCTGACGTTCACTACCATGCAACCGAACAGGCGCAGGGCTCGGGTCGACTCCGCGATGCACACCGCGGAAGGCTCGTGCTCTCGCGCTGACGGGAGGTAGCACTCCATGGCGAAGAAGTCACCCAAGGAAGTCGGGCAGGAGTTCCTGGCGAAGATCCTCGAGCATGTGCCCGAAGCGGCTCGTGCCCAGGTCTCTCAGGCGCTCGGCACTGATCCGGCCCTGCATGCCCTCGGCGAGGGCGCGCTGTCCCGGGCGGAGTCATCCCGGCTCTACGACGAGCTGAGGCAGCAGCAGCGGGAAGCAGATGCGAAAATCGCCCAGGCCCAGGCCACCCATGACGCGAACACCCGCTGGTATGGCGAGCGGTCTCAGGATCTCGCGCGCTTCGACGAGCTCAAGCGCAGCGGCACGCTCGATCGCATGATCGCCGCGACCAACAACCGCAACGGGGGTGACCCGGACGATCCCGGCGACCCAGATGAGGACGACGGTGGATCCGGCTCGGGCTCCCGTGGGCGCTCGCGTCGGGCCCCCGCCATCGACACCTCGCGGTTCATCACCAAGGAAGATCTTCCCCAGCTTCTGCAGAACCAGGCCGCGCCCATGGTGCGGAATCTCCAGGCCCAGATCCAGTTCATCCCGAGCCTCGTCGTCAAGCACTCCCAGGAGTTCTCCGGGGATGTGCTCAACGTCACCGAGCTGATCCAGTTCTGCAACAAGACGGGCTACCAGAACCTCGAGCAGGGCTACGAGGCGTTCGTGCATGAGCGCCGGACTGAGGTCTTCACCGAGAAGCAGAAGGAGCTGGTGGCAGCGGCGGAGAAGCGTGGTGAGGAGGCGGCGCTTGCCAAGCTCCGCGCCCAGGGAGTTCCCTGGCCCATCGCCACGGGCAAGCCCGAGGAGCTCGGGGCGCTGGAGACGGCCATCGCCGCAGGCAAGGAGTCCGCGGGCAAGTTCGGAGCGAGTCAAGCAGCATCGTACTACCTGGACAAGGTCCACGGTAGTCCGACTTAACCGGCGGGCGTCGGGCACTTCACAGCTCGTAGCACGAGGCTCGCGTAAGGAGAGGCAATGCCGGAGATCAACCTCGACGAGTTCAACTCCGCGACTCGTGTGTACATTGCTCCCGGGATCGTTGACAACTACTTCAAGGGCGGTCCCAACATGCGGTATCTCAAGGAGAAGAGGCTGAAGATCTTCCCCGGGGGTACTCAGATCCAGGAGACCTTCATGTTCCGCCCGATGAAGGGCGGATCCTACGTGCGCGGTGGAACCCCGTTCAATACCACCCGCGCGCAGACCCGCGCCGGGCTGCGGTTCAACCTGCGGCTCTACTACGTGAACATCACCGAGTATCTCGAGGACATCGAGATCGAGCTGGCGACTCCCGAGGCCGCCTTCTCCACCGTGAAGGCGGACATGGCCGACGCGGCACTCACGCTCTCCGCGATCCAGGAGATCGCGCTCATGCACCATGGGTCGGACCAGACCGGCGCCGGCGGGACCAACCGCCTGGGCGAGATCTCCGGCTGGCCCGAGGCTCTCAACAATGGCTCCACGCCATCCTGGGAGGGCTTCACCCACCCGGTCTACGGTGAGCAGAACCGCCTGGCCGCGGACCTGGGCCCGGCCCTGCTCCCCGCAGGTTCCGCCGCCAACTCCACCGTCCCCGCGGCGGTCAACGGTCCCCCGAACAACCGCTTCCTGAAGCACTCGTACCTGTCCTGCCAGGTAGGCGACGAGCACCCCGTGCTGGGCGTCACCACCCGGCACTGCATGGGGCTGATCGCCGAGCAGCAGATGCCCCTGCAGAAGATGGAGGACACCATCGAGCCGAGGATCGGCATCGCGGGCATCAAGTACGAGCAGGCCACAATCGTCACCTCGGACTACATGCCGGGGACTCTGGGCGAGAACAACGTGGACATCGGGAACTACCTCTCGACTACCGGCGAGACCTTCCTCTGGCTGAACCCCGGAGGCGAGGGCGAGGACGCCTACTTCCGCATGTGGTTTCCCAAGTCCCGGAAGTTCCAGTACGGCTTCACGGGATTCAAGCCGCGGTTCGATGGCACGCAGCTCTCGGGCCAGACGCTGGTCGCCTGCCAGCTCACGGTCCGCGCCATCCGCCTGCAGCGCCTGATGCACAACATCCGGCAGACCTCCACGTAGTCCCCGAGCTGAGAGAGGAGCAAAGGAGAATCCTATGGCTGAGCGCAACAACCCCACCGGGTTCCTCGGCACCAGCTCGACGCCCGACAACGCCGAGTTCTCTGCCGATCGCTACCCGGGGCAGATCGCCCAGATCGTCGCCGTCGACGATCCGGACTTCCCCAACCGTCAGAAGGAGTACCGGCTGGTCAAGCCCGACTCCACCATGACGACCTACCCGTTCGACGGTGCCGCCGCCTACTGGGCGAACCGCGCCCTGGGCCTCGTCACCACCGATCCCACCGGCCGCCAGGGGCGCCCGGCCGGCATCTTCTGCAAGGCGCCGTCCACCCTGGTCAACCGCGTGATCTACGTCCAGGTCCGCGGGCGCAAGAACAACGTGAAGGCCGTCGATGCCCCCACCGCCACGCCGACCGCGGCTGGCCTGTTCGTGGTCCCGAGCTCCACCGCGGCCAAGGTCAACATCCTGGCGTCCGCCTCGCCCGCGACCTTCCCGCCGTTCGGAGTCTCCGCCTCGGTGATCAACGTCGTCGACAACACGTTCGCGGTCGACCTCGACGTGTTCGACGTGTCGAGCTAGGCCTGGAGGGAGAGATCATCATGGCCACCCTCGATCGGAACGTAGCGATCATGGAGGATGCGGCGGGGCGCAGGTTCCGCCGGGTCGCCAAGTACACCGGGCCTGCAAGCTACCCGGCGCTTGGCGACCCGTTCGTCCCCGGTGACGTGTCACTCAGCGTGTTCGACATGGTCCCGTCGCTGATCGCATTCTCAGCCGCCGGCGCTATCCGGTTCGTCGTCTACGACTACACCAACAAGACCTACCGCTGGTTCACCGATGCCGCGACTGAGATCGTGGCTGGGGTAGACCTGTCCACGTTCTCCACCCGTGGGGAGTGGGTCGGGTACTGAGGCAGGACAAGAGGGCGCGGAGTTGTGGGACTCCGCGTCCTCCCCTCTGTCCCGATCCACCCTCCTCCATCGGAGCCTTGACTCATGGCCAGGCAGGTTGGCGACGTGTGGCGGGAGCTCAAGGCGCAGTGCCCTGGGTCCGACTCGCTCCAGGTCCGCAACTGGATGTTCCACGGTTACGAGCGGGTCTCCGAGTGGAAGAACTGGTCGCACCTCCGCGCGTACACCGATGTGACGTTCAAGCTCGCTCGGTCCGGCACCGTGGATCTCACCCAGTACTCGGATATCGTGGTGCCGGGGACGCTCGCGTTCTCACTCGCGGACGTCGGGCGGCAGTTCCGCCCGGGCAACTCCGGCCAGGCGATTCT